AGGATTGCTAGGCGCTCTTTCATAATTTCAACTTCTTTTAGCTCAGTGAAATATACATCAGAAACGTAATCATAAGAAATATCTTCTTTTAATTGTTGCCATTCTTGCTTTGTGCAAATGCCTTTAAGCAATAGCTGAGTCTCTAATAGCTTATCGAATAAGTGAGAGAATCTTAAGCGCAATCTTTGAATGAACTTATTGAACTTCAATTCATCTCTTGTAATTTCAGAAGCTCTACCTAGTGAGAATCCGTCATTGGATTCTAGTCTTGAAATAGGAACGTTCAATGACTTATACATCTTCTTTTGGAAGTACAATACGTCTTCAATCTCACCTAGATTTTGTCCACCAGGAAGTGTAGTAATTTCTGTGCCCTTACCGCCTTCGCGTCTTGGTAGCCAGAAATCTTCAAGCATTGTCTGATATCTTCTATCGTCACGAATTTCACCAGTGCTTGCGTCATATACTAGTTTGTTCTTATACTTCTGCATAATTTCGCGCAAGTATTGTTCTGCTTTCATTTTAGGCAGATTACCAACGTCAATATAGAAAATTCTACGTTCAGGTGCTCTTGAAATGCGGTAGATGACTGTAGCATCTTCAAGCATTCGAAGCTGATTCAAAGGCTTAATTGCTTTGTGTAGATATGAGATAATGACTTTACCATCTTTATCTGTGAGTCCTGAATGTGTATAGCAAATGGAATCTGGAGAGATTCTTAGCCCTTGACTGTTATCTCTGACAAAACCCTTTTCAGAAAACACATAGTAATCAACATACTTGACTGCTTGAGGTTGTCCTGTAGCAATGTTCTCTTTTGATCTAGGCACTTCTTTAATTTTTCGAATCTTTCTAGGATCAATGTATCGCACTTCTTGGATACCTAGTCTAGGATTCTTTTCATCAATAAGCATATGATAGTAGAGTTTACCATCAATGTACCATCTACGGAATATGTCATAAGCTTGATTGTTAAAATCCAAAAGCTTTACGATATGTTCATATTCTTCTTTAATCTTTTTCTTGACAGATTCTGGCTGCTCTAGTCTGTCTAAAACAATCTGTACTGGATAATTATTCTTATCAAATACAATAGCTTCATTGACGATATCATCAATAGCTGTGTCGCATTCTGGCTGTAATGCCATTTCACGGTACTTCTTGATTAAGTCTGCATCGTTTCTGACTTGACCTTCAAGATCGACATAAGTTCCGTAAATACCACCGCCAACAACTGAAGTCGAATCTTCTTGATCGTTCGGAGGAACGAATGATTTAACCGCATCTTGCTGAGGTTCGTCTTTACCTATCTTAAATCCAAATAATTTTATCATATAATTTTCCAGTCCTGTGCTTTTGTGTTAGTCATTTATGTTTTATCGCCATTTTGAGTCTCTTCCATTAAAAAGGGGACGTTAATAGTCCCCTTATAAAAACTATTACGCAACGTATTTATACGTTACGAAAGCTTATGCCATTGTGAAATGACTGTACTGAAAAGTAACAGTAAATTCTTCAATAGAATCGACTGTATCATATGAAAGATCGATTGCAGAGATATCTGAACAAAATGCATTTTGTAGACTATAAGTTCTCATTGCGGTGCCAGCGTCATTTAATTGCTTAATTGAAACAATGCCCTTATAATTATCAGCAGTTTTAGCAATTGTCGCAGCACTGCCTGCGGCGGTCACACCGGAAATTGTAGTTAAGGTTGATCCGAAATTGCCATCTGCCATGTATTTCATCCAGTTTTCGAAACCTTCTCTTAATTTCTGCCCCGAATCATTAATAAATGTTGCTGTCCACTCTCCAAAAGTTCTGTCGCCAGGAATCTTAGCTCTACGACCTCTAAACGGCACTTCGATAATACCAAGCGTCATTGCTGGAACAGCGGCCGCTTTGCATAGAGTAGCAAAATTAGATGTAATGCCTGTAAGGTCCGTCGTTGATGGTCCCGTCGGTAATGTGATAGCAACTTCAAATAAGTTAGCGTGTGCACCACCGTTTAAAGCTGTTCTGAATGTCTCAATGCTGAATGCTGCCATATTAGCCTCCTATTAATTTGATGTTGTTGTCGTTTCTGTTGTGAAATAGTCATATGTCCAAGTAACAGTAAATTCTTCTAGAGAATCCGTAGTGTCATATGACAGATCAATTGTTGAAATGTCAGAAGGCCAACAGTTAGTTAACACGTATGTTTTAGTAGTAGTACCGGCAGTATTTAATTGCTTTACAGTAACTGTATTCCGACCAGTTGCTCTATTGCCGTATGTACTAGTTCCATAGTCCGTAGCAACAAATAATTGCTGATATTCTTCTATAGCTTTTCTAGTCGCATATGCGCCATCATTCATGACTGTTACTGTCCAGTCAGCAAAACTTCTTTCGCCGTTAATTTTATATCTACGACCACCAATCATAGGAATATCAATAATTCCCATAGATGATCCTGGTAATTGCGCTGCTTTACATAGCAGAGAAAATGTTGAATCTGCTGCTTGTGCAAAATTTGTCGATGCAAAACTTATCTGAAATAGATTTGGACGGGCGCCCAAACCTATAGCAGTCGCAAGATTTGAAATTGTTGAAATTGCCATATTATTCTCCTTTACTTTGTTTCTTTAAGATTAACCAAGTGCGGCGAATTGAGCAGCACCTCCTACAGACACAAAGTTCAATTGAATAAAGTTGATTGAAGATACTGGACGAATGAAGATATCAGCAGTGAATTCATTATTATTAACAGATGCATCACTATTGTTAGTAGCGTCACAAACAAATTTAAACTCTATTATACCTCTTCTTGCCTGAACAGTTCTCAAGTATGGTTCAACTGTATTAGTGAAACTTGTTCTTGTAGCATCATCATTGATTCCAAATAATAAATTAGATGCAATATCGCCGATTGTCTTTTCAATTGTAATGAATAGTCTACGAACATTAATTCTGTTAAACGATCCTGCTTCAGTAGTGAATGTTTTATCTCCAAACAAGAAAAATCCACGTCCTGTCTCACTTATGATTGGATTAATACCATATTTGTACAGTTCATCGCGTTCTTCTGAATTTGGATTAAATGCTAGTTTTTCTACTTTACTTCCTAAGGAACCATTTACATATCCAGCTGGAGAGAACCATGGCGCTGTTTGTTGATCTGTTGCAGCCATTCGGCCTGCGGTAGCAGGATTACTTGGTATCCAAAAGTAGTCTATATTGTATGCATCATACATCCATTGCCAATTTGCATCCATAAATGCATATGTAGAAGGTGTTACTGTATCCGCAAAAGTTTTAATAGCTGTCACTTCAAGATCAGTACTTTGACAGTCGGCTAACGCCGGAGAGAAGCAAACAACAAGGTCTTTTCTAACTTCAGCAACGTTTGCAACAACAGAATTAACAACTGTTGCTGATGCGCTTCCTGTAAATAATAAGCTTGCTGATACAGTCGATTTATTTGCTAATTTATTAAAAGCAGAAATTCTAAATGCGTCCGTAACTGTTCCGTCAATACCACCACTTAAACTATAGTTAATAGGTTTAGTGACTGTTGTAAATGCTTTATTTACTACTGTAGTTTCCCAGTTTGTTCCTTGCGAGTCTTTATTGCCCCAACGAATATATTTAGAGCCAGTCATTGAGTCGTTGATAATGGTTTTATAGAAGTTGTTTTTATTTCCAGCTTTTCGAGCATCACTGCCCTTAGAAACTTTAGTGAACTTTTCAAGAATTGTGCCTGCAACGTCGGTGAATAAACCGTCTTCATCAATAACGGCAATGTGCATTTCATCGTAGTAACCATATCTGTTGGCAGCATACGATGAAGTTCCTGGCGCGCCATCAAATGAATTTGCATATTCCCATTTGCGGGTTGGTGTGGTTGTAGTTGTGCTAAAGTTTGGTGCTGTGGTTACTGTGATATGAGTTGTGTTTACTGTTGAAGCAACAAAAAAAGTTCTCAATTGGGTGCCATCTGAAAGAAGAATAGCATCGCCAACAGTCAATTGTGTGTTTGCTGTACTGCTGGCGCCAACTACAGTTTTACTGCCAGTTGTTGTGGTGTATGATCCTGTTAAAGTACTTTGAAAAGCAGTGGCGCTTGGGCACGTAGAAACTTTTAACGAATTTCCCATAAGTCCTGGGTGTTTTGCAACCCAAGGTCCTGTAGTTTCGCTTCCAGTAACAAAATTCTTTTCATAGAAATCGTCATTTTTAACCAGAGTTGCAGTTCCAGATGCTGTAGCATTATTTGCACTTGTTGCATTTGCTCTTACAACATATAATGCTGGCGAATATCCTAGATAGATGGCTGAGGACATAAAGTCAATATTATTTGATAGATTTGGTCGTCCAAATTGCTTCACTAACTCGTTTTCGCTAATAACTAGTGTAGGCTGCTCCATAGGACCCCATCTAAATTGTCCCGCTGTTGCGCCAATAGTAGTACCTGTAGCCTGAACTGACGATACTATTTGAGACTCTGTAATTTTTACGCCTGGTGAGATTAAACTAATTGCCATTTTTTTCTCCTTGATTTAAGATTTTTGTTCACGATGATTCACATTCATATTCTCTTGTTTATTTATAAAAAATCGAATTTGCGATCATCGGTAGTCCATGTTTGTCCAGAAGCATCAACGAACTGAGTTTCTTCTTCTCCAGTATTTATAAATCCGAAGGGTGTGACCTCATCTTCAATCATCTTAATTCTTGCTTCATACAATTCTTTTCTAATATTTATGTTAGTTAATTCTTTAAAGTACGTATTTGTAGTCAACCATGAAAATAAAACTAGAGGCATAACTAAATCGTCATGGTAACCCTCATCGGCTGAATAGCTGTTCTTTCTCTGAATAAAAGTAGAAATTTCTGAGATAGTATCTGCATCTCGGATAATCATTTTCTTTTCTTCTACCATAGATTTAAAGTTTGAGCATCCAATACGCTTTACTTTCTTGTCAGTAACAACTCCAAGCTGTGTTTTACCACCGCCAAATCCACCATTTACGACTTGACCGTTAGGTGTTCTATTGACTGAGATAATGTTCTCATATTCATAGTCGCTGTAAAGAATTTCAGCTACTTGTTCCGAAGTATTGACTTCAATCAGCACATATGCATCATTATAATCTTTGCCGACTTTGTAGATTACTGACGGATATAGCAACGGACTAATCGTATTGTTCTTGTATTTGCCTACCATTACATACGGCATCTTAGATATATTTAGAATCTGAAATGCTGAGTAATCTCCTCCGACGCCCTTTGCAGTGTCTGCAATAATTATATATGCGCAGTCTTTTTCGGCTTTTTCGTAGATATCCAGTCCGTCTTTAGAATAGATTGGAGCATCTGCTGACATTTGTGCAATAGTATCAGAAGCAATTAGAGTTAAGCTTGATCCTAAGAAGTTACATAACACTTCTTGAGTGAACTTCAATTCTCCTAAGAGTCTTCTTTGCTCTGTAGCCCATGCTTCATCACGACCTGGAATTTCCCAATATGGAATGAACAACGGCACGAATCCGTTTCTATCGTTTTGTGCGTCATTCCAGAACTTCCAGAAATGGTTGTATCCAAGCGGAGTTGAACTCAATAGAATCTTTGTTGTTTCACCAGCAGAAATTGTAGGATAAACGGAAGCAAAGAACTGCTCGGCTACATTATTAGGAATAATTGCAGTTTCGTCAACATACAACAGGTTGACAGATTCACCACGAATACCTGAAATAGATGTTGCTGCTGTAAATACTTTTGATCGATTTTCTAATTCAATATCACCCTTGTTCCATGTAGTAACACCTTGCTGTAGCCAAATCGGAAGATTCTCATACATCAATTGATACCGATGTAATACTCCACGCGCGGCTGCGGCTTTGTTTGCAAGAATAGCAACAATTTTACTTTCTTGAAATAGTGTGTACCAAAGTATGTACGCTGCGGATGTTGTAGTCTTGCCTTGCTGTCGCCCTTCCATCAAAATAACTTTGCGATTATTGTGAATGATATTTACTTTATTTACTTGACACGGATAAAGTTTGAATGGTATAATACCGTGATCAAGTGAGACAATCTTACAGTAAGTCTCAATAAAATATACTGGGTCTTCTGCGCATTTTAAATACTCTTCAATCTGTTCTTTTGTATAGTTTAGAACTACTCCAGCTGCTTTCAGATTTTTATTACCTAGATAGGTCTTAATCATAGTATATCACTTTCCTTTTATTAGCTTTTGGAGTTCCGCAGTACTTCCTACAAATAGTGAATTGTTTGTTACGATATTTTGAGATTGCTGCGTAGCATCTTTACCTTTAGCTTCTCTTGCCTTTTTGCCTAAGTCTAATAAATCTTTATTAGTGTCTGCTAACGTTTTAATCAATTGACCAACAACTTCATATGCTCTAGGAGATTCACCTTCTTTTGCAAGAAAGACGATGTTCTCCATTGCAGACTTGCCACTTTCGATAAGTCCTTTCAGATTATTACGTGCGTACTCATAATCATCATCAATATCAGATTCTTCTTTAGATTTTTCTTTTACTGGTTCAGTAGCAACAACGTCAATTACTGTTTCGCTATTGTTGCTAGGAAAAATATTTAGAAACGTATTCAATTTATCATCTACAGTTTGTTTCATTATGGCGCAACATATGGATCAACCACTGGTCCTGGTAAAGCAATTAATGAAGTAAAATTGCTAAAATCTGCTGTGTTGCCTGTTGAAATAATTGCAGATTCTGCTTGAGTCGCATCTACGTCTGCATATAGTGGGGCTGTTACACTGATAATAAACTTCTGCTTATTGATTGGTCCAAATAGATATCCCTTGACAGTAAAATCTAACTGCCATGTTAATACTCTTCTGCTTGCATCAAAGTCACCTTCATATGCATCATCGGTAGTAACAGAATTCAATTCGATAGGAATATCTAAATTGATATTTAATTCTGGTAATGCTTTAATTGTGACTGTGTAATCTGGAGTAAAGAACGGAAGTATCTGTTCAATAATTTGTGTTCCATCTTCTGCGTTTTTAACAAAAACATACAACGAAAAACTCATATCATATGGAACTGGAGCATAAACATAGCTGAAGTCATTGCCGCCTGTGTCTACACCGCGCACCATTTTAGTAGTACTGTTTAACTTTCTTGCGCCTGCATATGTTAGCCCCGTCATTTCAAAACCCAGTCTAGGAAGTGTAGCTGCAATATCTCTATTTAAAGTTGGATCAGCAGTTACGCGCTGAATAGATTTTTGTTTAGGAGAGTATTCTAAAGGCACGTTAAGTGTCTGAATCTTATTTCCTGAACTGTCAAATCTTTCAACTTGAATTTCATTGAATATATTGCCAAACATTATTACATATTTACGCAATACTGAGTGGTAGAAATCGTGTCCGAACATCATAATTAATATCCCTTAGCAAATGGGTTTGTTTCAGAGAAGTCTATAACATCTCCTTCTCTGAGTTTACTTGATAACAATTCATTATCAGAAGCAACCTCAGCACCCGATAACGAATTACCTTCGTCAACAATATATGTTTCATCTTCAAGAAGAAGTAGCGTATCATCTTCATTAAGAAGTTTCTCAATAAATGCTGTAGACAAACTGTATTGATCTTCAACGATATCGATAGAAGCAACACCAGTATCAATTTTCTCGCTAGAGTATTCGAATCTATTGCAACGAATTTCGTATGTGTATATATTGCCTAGCTGATAGAAGTTTTCAATGTTTTCTGTAAATGCAATTTCATACATGTATCCTAGCATAGGAATCCAGATCAAGTCTCCTTCTCTAGGTCTTAATATGCTAGAGTAATCGTATAATTCTTCTGTCAATAAATTGCCACTGCCGTCTTCTGGATCGTCTGTAAGAATATTGTATGAGTATTCGCTCAACACGATAGGTTTCATAGAATCTATGAAACGCTTTTGAGATACTACGAACGTGATTGATTCGTCAATCTGAAGTCCAAATTTAGATAGAAAGTCTTGCTGGCCCATAAAGCCGTCATAACTCTTGACATATAATTCCATCTCAATAGCATCATCAAATATCATAGAGCTATCTTCACCATAAATCATATCTAAATTTACATGGGTTCTAGGAAGATAATATCCATCTATGCCATAGATTTTAATTGCTTCTATGACTAAATCTTTAATGAGAGACTGCTCCGACTTAACAGGAGAGTACTGATTGAAATGCCTATTACGCGCCATATTATCCTAGCATATCGCTTACAGGAAGACTATACGAACTCATCATTTCACTTTCAAGCTTTTCGATATCATCACCAGCTTCATCCCAGATTTTCTGACCATTGAATGTGATTCCACCAGGCATTGCCATGCCTTCAAACTTTTTCAAGTTTTCGCCCCATTGACGTTTGATCAATGCTGTTGCATATTTTTTTAGGAACAAGTCATTCCATACGTCAGTATAGGTGTCAGGATCAAGAACTTGATAGCCTTCGACAACAATATATTCTCCGACAAGAACTTTTTCTGACCAAGCCATGTCGATTTTTAGTTTATTTGTGTGTCTGTTGAATCTTAGAGACTGTTTGCCTACGAATAGTTCCTGTGCAAGTGAAATATTTTGCAGAGCCATATAGTATGGAGCAAAAGGTCCATAGTTGAATGCGAATAAATCGTTTAATGCGATTTGATATCTTAGATTAAATAGATTGTTTGTAGAGAAGCTACTGCCGATATCAAAAATGTTAATTACACCAATAATTTCATCAGGAATTGACAGATACTTATTGTCGATATCTTCTTGAGTTACTTGATGTGCAAGATACACTTTTTCACTACCATCAAAATGATAGTCGCGGTAGTATTGGAGCGCCATTTCAATACAATCTTCAATCTGCTCTTCTGCTACGTTTATTTCTAAAAGAGGCGCGCCAAGTCTTCTAAGACAATATTGCTTAAATTCATCTCTACTTGCTGGTTTGCTTGTACTCATTTTAGTGTCCTCTGTTATCTTGTTGATCTATTTATAACAAAGAAAATTTATTAATACCAAACTCTTTTAGGTGTATCCAAATTAAGTGCGTACGGTTCTAATTCTGGGCAAACTTCTCCACGAACGTTTACATGCCAGCCTTCAATTGGTATTGGCTCAGGTGCATCAATTATTATAGGCGTTGGCTCAGTGCGTCCAGGCTCATTATAATATATTTCTGTGTCTACAGTAGATGGTTGATACATAATGCCAATCACATCAATGTCGCCTGTGTAGTCTTTTAGAACTTCATTAGCTTCGGCTTTGTCTTTAAATTTTAGATAGTAATCCATATATGTTATGTCCTATTTGTTACTGCTATTAATTGTGCTGAAGTGAATTCTTCAGGATAGTATGTGACACTCTTAATCCACCCATTCATATACCAAGTATTGGTTGTTCTTCCAATTCGAAGATCAGTTGGAGCAGAACTGTTTGTATTAGCAAAAAAGTTTGTAAGAGTTTCACTTGAGCCGAGTGATCCATTTACTCTTGCAGAAATGTTTCCGGTGGATATATTATAAGATGATGCTATTTTATTATATTCTCCAAGAACGATGGAAACAAAAGTGAATAAATTGGAGCCATATCTAACTGGACGAATTCTAGCTTCATCACCAGCTACATGTAATCCTTGTTGATATGCGCCAGAAATTTGCACAGTAGTTTGATTGCCATCTAGTTTATATCTTACCATTCCTTCAGACACTAGTGTGCCTTGATTAGTATTGAACCAAGAATTGAAATTAGCACCTTCAATAGTAGCATTTTCAACTTGGCGAGTTGCGCTAGTTGGAAATGACATTACATCCGCAGAGCGAGTAACTGTAGTTGCACCCGTTGCAATATAGCTTGTCGCAACGTTACCAGTTTCTGCTTGCGCACCCCAAATATAAAGTCCTGAAGCACCGTCACCAGTGTATGTTGCAGTATTAGAAAGTCCAGCAGTCATACCGAGATTGCATGTTAGTGTACCATTACTCAATGGAGTAACTGTTGCAGAGCATCTATACCATCCATTACCATAACTAATAATTGACGTATCTTTTGTCATCATATTAATTACGTTTGTTGTTGTGCCAGTAGTCAATGAAAAGAATGCTGTCGGTGCAATTGAGTCTGTAAATGATGATGATGGAACAAATTCCATTGCAACCATTGATCTTTCTTCTGCTTTAAAAAATGCTGATACTGTTATTGCAACACCAGCAGTTACACTTGCCAAAGTTTGGTGCGCGTCATGATGAGAATTTGAAGTATTCTCTACTAATTTATCTGCGCTTGCAGTTCCATCAGGCGATGTTGTATTATTTGCAGTAACAGTAGCGCCAGTTAAAGAATATGTATTGATTTGTTCACTATAGTTATAAAGATTAGTTGCAGCAGGCTCATACAATAATCTTGGAGGAATTGATAAGTCTAAAACTGAGTATGTGTATCTTGCAGTATTAGATGTAGCAGTTTTAATAAGTCCGTCAGAACCAATATAACTTCCTGTAGATGCGCGGCTAGTAAAAGATTCCGATGAGGGAATAAATGAAGTCTGTTGTTTAGAGTCTTCTAACTGTGCGCCCCACACATAGAATCCAGCACCGCCGTCACCTGTGTATGACGTAACAAGACCAGTACCAGCCGTATTCGTATCTACTCCAATAAACATACTTAAACTTGTAGTTCCAACTACTCCAGTAGTTCCTGAAACACTTATTCTGTACCAACCATTGCCGTAATATTCGGCTGTTTGCTTATATACTAATCCAGTTCCAGCATTTGAGCCTAATCCACCATTGAGTGTGCCCGCTGCAACATTAAATCCTGCAGAAAATCTGTCGCTTGCTGTATATGAAGCTGCAACATATAATGACATTGCAACGGGTACGATAGTGTTCTCATATGCTTTTACAAAAACGGATGCAGTATAATCTAGCGTAGTTACTACAGATGTTCCCAAACTTTGTATAGTATGTCTGCCGGATGTTGTAGTATTTAAAACTAAGTCTGCACTCAGAGTTCCGTCAGGAGCATATGTTCTATTTGGTAATACTAAATTTGAATCTGTTTGAGTTAGTGACCATTTACTAAAGTTTGAAGTAAAGTCGGTTGCAGATACTACATAATTTTTTTTAATATCTTCAATAAGAAGTCCTAGAGGCTGTCCTGTGACCGGATCATATTCTAATCTTGGCTGATCGACACCCGCATACGCAATGTAACCTTTTTTATTTACATAAGATGCTGCTGTGCTTCTTGTGAACGTAATTCTAGGATCAAGACTATTAGCACCGCTTGCAAAATTTAATTGAAGCGATGGTTTAGTTGGAGCAAAATTGTTTGATAGGCTCATAATAATGTCTTAGTTAAATTTGAAAGCTGATCATTAGTTACTTTGACTGAATAGTATACCAGCTTGCGTTGGTGTCCGTTATAGTTTGAGATACTTGTGCCATTAATAAGATTACGTCCGCCAATATCTAATTTGTTTTCTGTTCCAAATGCATAGTAGCCAGCAGTATTTGTTGCAGTTGATCCAAAGAATGATGCTGCAATAACGTTACTTGTATTGCTGTATGAGCCTGCCATTGTAATGATCTGATTGTTTGTTACATATCCAGAACTTGTTATTGTTGTAACTCCAGAATCACTTCTTGAAACAAATAGTGCAGGACCACTTGCTCTAGTATCAAGCTGTGCACCAATACCTCTAAGTGAACTATTAGCAGTATCAACAACTCTAAATCCCGCTGATCTAGTTTGTTGTGAAACATCACCCGACCAAACAAAAGTGCCTTGTTCTTTATTGTACCAAGAAGTAAAGTTTGATCCTGTCAATGAAAGAACATCTTGCGCACGACTTTGTGCAGTTGAATCTTGGAAATCCGCAGAGCGAGTTACTTGTGCAGCACCTGTAGAAATATAACTAGTTGCAGTAAATCCACCAGACTGCGCTCCTTCTTCTATCTGTGATCCCCAAAGAAATATGCCAGAAACGCTATCGCCTGTATATGATACTTGATTTGATGCGTCGGCTAAGTATATAGTTGCAGTTGTTGCTACTGCTGCTGTTGCTTTTGGAGTAGTTAAGTGGCATCTGTACCAACCATTACCAACATATAGCATATGTCCTTTACTGCCACCAATTTGATTGCCAACTACTCCAGTTGTCACGTTAAAGTTTACATATTGAACAGTTCCAAATCCTGCTGCTGCTAGTTGCATTCTTATATTACCACGCGCATACTCTTTCACATACACAGAAAATACATAAGTCGAATCTACAGTTGTAGTTATATCTTGTTTTAATGAATGGAGGCCTGTTGTTCCATCTTCAATCAATACAGTAGAATTAGTAGTTCCATCAGGAGATGCTGTCTGAGCACTATTTGCAGATAATGTTGCATTATTTAAAGTCCAAGGTGCAGTACTAAAAGAATTACTATAGAGAAATAAATTTGTTCTTGAAACTTCTGCCAATAAAACTGGAGGTGCAGTTAAGTTTTGTGGATTGTATTGATATCTTGCTTCACCAGAAACGGCAGTTTTAATTAAACCGTCAGAACCGTAGTATGTGCCAGAAGAACTTCTAGAAGTGAATGTTTGTAAGCTAGGCATATATGAAGTTGGAAATGCACCAGCTTCAAACTGCATACCCCAAAGATATACGCTATTATTTCCGTTGCCGTATGTAACACCTTCTGGCGCTACATTAGTAGGAATACCATCGCCAGTATCTATGCCAGAGTTTGCAGTGAGCCAAAATTTCCACCATCCATCTGCATATTGAGTAGCTCCACCACTATAGTCAGTAACAGTTCCTGTAGTAGTTATTGTAACTACTCCCGTATCAAAATTTAACGTGCCATGAACACGATTAGCCAAAGTCGGATCTTTTGTATATATATCATTAGTTACAGTACTAGTATCTTTCTTCTTTACAAATACTGAAGATGTATAGATTGTGCTATTAGCCATTAAAACACTAGGAGTGCCTGTCCATCTAATATACTGCCCGGATCCGGTGGCCGCACCATCACACATTAATACTCCTGTTAATGTGCCGTCGGGCGCAGTAATAGAATTCATGTGAGATATTGTATTTGATGTAACACGTTTTTGCCAAACACTACTAGCTAGATGATTTGTATTATTAAATAAATTAATTCTGTATTCTTCAATGAGAAGCCCTTTAGAATCTAGCGTAACAGGATCGTATTCGAATCTAGGAGTATTATTTGAGACAAGCTTAATCTTACCGCTAGAACTTACGTAAGTAGCAGGAGAGTCCCGAGTGTATGTAATTCTTGGATCTAGTCTATCATTATTGATAAAATCTAGCATCAATGTCGGTGACGTATTTGGAAAATTATTTGATAAACTCATATGATGTTATTTCGTTATGGTTATCTATTTAGAACATCTGTAAAAATTCGCCGCGAGTAAATGTCCATCCTGTAACATTACCATTACTAATAGAATTTGCTCCAGCATACCATATCGTAGTATCTGGAGTAGTGTTTGCATTAATGTCTTGAAGCGTCAAATAATTAAATGTAAGAGTATCATTAAGTCCAGTACTATACACGCTATATATTCTTATTGTCGTATTAGCTCCAGGAGTAATACTTTGTAAATACTTTTGATTTGTACCCGATGTAGCAACCGATAAAAAATCATATATAGTTCCAGATTTAAGTTTCACAGTACCGTTAACAAGTGTTAAAGCACATGCTTGATATGTAAGTGCATCTTGAATCTCCCATGTTCCACCAATACCATCAAATGTAAAATCTTTTGGAAAGGATACGCCATTTGTTGTGATTGTTTTAGTGCCAGACGTTGATGCATATGTTATTCCAGCCAGAGAGGATACGGTCACAGTTGTTCCTGTACCCAATACTACATTGCCATATGATGTAAAAGTGCCACCCAAACTCAATGCTCCACCAGCGCCCTGACCAGATGTGTTTAAGTCTCTAAATTTTCCTGTATCAGATATTACTACAGTATCTACACCACCACCAGTAATGGATATATTTAAAACGTTTGTTTCTGATCCGCCTGCAAGACCTGGCGCAATTGTTCTGATACCAGTAGTTCCTAAATATGAACTTGGAAGATAACATTCAACATTTGCTGATCCAGTTACAGTTAAGTTTGTAGAAGTTGAAGTTGTGAATACGGTTTGACTGCCTGATGCAGCTCCTCCAGTTGTAACAATTTTTCCTGTAGAACCAAATGCAAGTGTTCTTGCAACAGAACCTGTAGAAGTAAATGAATTTGGAGTAAGAGTAAATCCATTCAAATCTAATGTACCAGCAGTTAATGTAAATGATGAAGAGGTAGAAGTAGGAGTAAATGTTAATGTGAGTGCGTCTAAAAGCCTAACAGTACCACCAGGAGAGTTAACGGCAATATTCTGTTGACGTATTGTTTTACCATTAGTAGTTATTGTTTGCGTATTTCCATAACCAGCAAACTGAATTGTTGGACTTGTTAATCCAGTAAAAGTAATTCCAGAACTTAATGTAAGATTTCCAAATATTTGAGGATCCTGATTACCCTGACTAAAAGTATATGCAGCAGCCCTTGTAGACGTAAGAGTCCCTATATTCCAATTAGAATTAAATGTGATAGTGTATCCAGTTCTTAATCCATTGCCCGCAGTTGTGCCGGCATCATCAATAATTGCAGTGTCTTGAGCTAATGGAAAATTAACTACATCAGGAGTTCCGTTCGAAGTGTTTGCCCAACAAATACCTGACCAGTTAGTGTTTGCACCCGATGTAGATGAAAGATATACAGTCTTAGCAGTAGTGAAAGTAATGTTGCTATTATTTTTACAGTCAGCTATGCGCGTGCCTGACCATGTTCCAGAAGCGCCTGCTGCGACAATATCTTGAAAGTCTATGTCGGATAATGTTGCAATAGTTCCTACTGTCAATGTTCTCTGAGTCCATTGAGTACTACTCTGAACAGACATTCTGCGCACTGCCGTATTTGTAGTACCAAAAGTTAATGTGCCAGAAACAGTTTGATTACCACCAAAAGAAATAATTTGAATACCGTCAGTAGTTCTAGTAGTAAAAGAGAGATTAGTAAATGTGTTTACACCTGTGAATGATATTGTAGTAGCTGTGCCAGATGTAAAACTAACAGTTCCGTAAGTTAAACTGCCGCCAGCAAAAGTGGATGTAGTAGTACTGCTGCATTGTATTATAGAAGATGCACCACTGAACGTCAAGTTAGTTGTAGTTGTTAAAACCCATGGACTGGTACCAGACAATGTAAGCGTTGAGCTTCCAAGTGTCAATGATCTAACACCAGTACCAGAAGAACTAATTGCTAAACCATTAAACGTAAATCCACCTGTATTGAGCGCACCTGCTGTTAGAGTAGTTGCTACAGTAGTGACAGTAAAATTACTTGTTAAAGTCCAACCGCCTCCAACACCATTGAATGTGACTGCCATTGCTCCCAATGATACATTATTCGTACTGATTGTTTTACCAGTACTTGTTGCTAAAAAGTTAAGTGTGGCGCCGCTAGTCGTATTAAATGAGACACCAGTAGCAGCACTACTCCAAGAACCATATACGTTAAGGCTAGAATCAAATGCCGTAAGAAGAACAAATGCGCCGCCTGTTGGTGCAACAATAGTTACATCAGCAGCGGATGCACCTTGCGGATTTACGTTATATGTTGCAGCACCGCCAGATGTTGTTGTAAAAAAAACATTATCAGAAGAAGTGGGAGCAGAAGCGCCTATTGTTGCTGCTGTCATACCCTGAGATGTATATGTGCCGCCAATCGTAACCGTCCACGTATTTACAGAACCGCTACTGATTGTTCCTAAACTAGTATTATCTGCTGCCCATACAGTCATACCGACAACAAGCGCAGGAGATCCCGTAGTTGTTAGAGTAGTCCCCGAGCATGATGCAGTTATTGCTAGTGGAATTGCAGCACTCCAATTATCTGTTAATGAACTAGTCCAAAGCCCGCCCCCACCTGCCCAGTATCTATTAGCCATATATTTTAATCTCTATTCGAATCGACAGAAGGCAAACCATTAATAAATGTATACCAATTATCATAGCGAGACTGTTTCATAGCCTCAATTTCGGTTTCTGTAAATGTGTGATCACTAGGAAGATTTAGAGCATCACTAAAACCATTAATTTCAAATGGTATCGATATCATGTTATCTAGCATTTCTTATCCTATATTAAGCTTCTTTTGCGACTGCAATTACATCCCATTTTGTATCTGCTGCATTATATATGCAACCGACATAGATAGTCTTGTTTGCTACAGTTGTTGTAGGAAGAACTGTTCCTATAATTCTGTAGATAGCATTCCATGTAAGTGCTCTTGCAGTTCCGTTATCTTTAATTCTGAACGTCAATCTTTCACCATCTAAAGGAGTTCCTGTTGGTGCATTGATAGTTAATGCAGTACCAAGTGCTGTATATGAATACTGATTGTTTACAGAAACATCTGGAGTTAATGTTGTTGCAGTTGCAGTATTAGCTACCTTTGGTATATATCTTGCAGACAATGTTCCAGACACAACTACGTTAGCATTTCGAATTGTCGCTGTACCTGTAGTTGCACCTAAGTTTAATGTTGTTGCTGCACCACCAAGTTCTAGAGTTGTTGCTGTAGTGTTAGCAATTGCGAATGACGTATTTGTTGTAGTCAATAAACTACCAGTTATATTAACAATACCACTGGCCGAAATACTCAGACGTTCTGTGTTGTTAGTCCAAATATCAAATGGAGTATTTGAAGTAACTTGAATTCCTGACATTCCAGCTCCACCTGAATAAGTAGAACTAGCAGCAAAAATATTCATTGTTGCTGTATCAGATTGTGCAACAAATACACCCGCAGCACTTGCATTGGTACTACCGTTGTATACACGAGCAACCGTAGCTGCACTTTGATTTTGTTGTACATCAAATTTAAAGTTTGGTGCACTACCGATACCAACATTACCTAAAAGTACTGTAGATGCATTTCGAATTGTCGCTGTACCTGTTGCAGCACCTAAGTTTAGTGTTGTAGCTGCGCCACCAACTTCTAGAGTTGTTGTAGTAGTGTTAGCTAAAGCAAAAGTTGCTGGAGCAGTTAATGCACTTCCTAATAAGTTAACAGTAGCATTTCTAATCGATGCGGTACCTGTTGCAGCACCTAAGTTTAGTGTTGTAGCAGCGCCAGCAAGCTCTAGAGTTGTTGTAGTAGTGTTAGCTAAAGCAAAAGTTGCTGGAGCAGTTAATGCACTTCCTGATAGTGCTAATGTTGCATTTCGAATTGTTGCAGTACCTGTAGTTGCACCTAAGTTTAATGT